TCTTTTACGATTAATACGTTTTTTCCCACCAAGTTGGTTTGTTTCGTCGTCATCGTCGGTATCATCATCCTCATCGGTATCTCCGTAAGTTGGATATATATTCTTATCATATGATGCTGTATATGCAGCTGGGGTCATACCATTATTATTTTCCTGGATTATATATACGATTCCAGCAGCATTTAGGTTTTCGAGTCCATACTCCTGTTTTATAGCATTCAAATATTTAATTTGATCATCTGTGAATCCAACGCGTCTCAGCCGTGTTTTCTCTCGTGGGGTATATGGGTTTTTTGAACCACCGCGTTGTTTATACTTTCGTGTTTTCATTTGTGGTTCTTATAAATATAATATAATTTATTATATTTATTTGTTAAAAGTATCTTTTCTGGTGGTCAGACGCATTTATAGACCTCCAGGGAAACCGACCAAGTTGGCACCAATACCAAATCCGGCACCAGAGCGAGCAGTCACGCCAATCACAGGAACATACGTATCGAGGATGCTAAAAGTGGCCGCCGCGGTCAACGCAATCATACCAATCTCCTCTAAATTCAAGGATCTCTTGGGGATGGCATACGCCGCCAAGGCGACCATTAAACCCTCTACAAGGTATTTTATAATCCTCTTTACTAACTCGTTAATGTCGAAAACGCGATTCATTATACTAAATAGATAGAAAAAAACAATTAAATATATATAATAATTAAATCACTTAAAATTATGCATCTTACATACAATATAATGAGTCAATCTAAATTCGAGAGAAAACTGCAATCTAATGGCAAGCCAAATCCTAAATATATTGATTTGCTAGAAGAGGACAAGCCATTGGCCGGACAAAAGTTTGTGTGTGTTTCATTCGTTTCGCCCGAAAAAATCCTCAAGCAAAAGGAAATTTTCTTCTTTGAAGAGTTCCTAAAGAAGTGGGATTTGAACAAGTCTATGGAGAAGTTTGTGCAGTTTTTGAATTTCGCGTCATTCAAGTATAAGTTGACATTTGATGATGTTATGAAGGATTTTCAAGATTTTATCACAGAAGAGAAGGATACTATTACTGCTACCACCCTTGCGGATGATTACAAAACGTTTGTGGATAAGAACGAGGAGGATTTGGAGAAGTCCTTCAGCATTGCGCACAATTTCCAGACTCATACGAGAGGTATTAAAATCCGTGGTTCTTACCCTTCTATCGAGGAAGCCGAGCTAAGATGCAAAATGTTGCGTGAGATTGATCCGCATCATGATGTATATGTTGGCCCCGTAGGATTGTGGATGCCTTGGGAGCCTGAGGCATATAAGACGGGTCGTGTGGAATACATGGAGGAGGAGTTGAACAAGTTGATGGCCGAAAAGAGTAAGAACGAAGAGAACGCCAAGAATGCGTTTGAGCAACGTGTCAAGGAGACGAAGAAGAAGGCCATTGAGGACAACATTAAAAACGCCGAAAAGAGTGGCAATACTTTGACCCAAACGATTGATGATGCAGGAAACCTCATTGGAGTTGGATTGGCAAATACCCAGGAGAAGTCGCTTGCGGGTAAGGGTGGCGAGATTTCAGTTGCGGATATTCGCAGTGAGTTGTTTGAGGGCGAAAATATTATTGTTGGCAAGTCTGATAATGGACAAAGTCAGCTACTCAGTGGCCCATTTGCGTCAAAGAAGAAGGATTAACAGGTGCGGACTAATAATTTAATACCAAATAAATGAAATAATATATATATAATATTTTTATATATATAATGGCTGTGGTGGGACAAATACGAGAAGGTGAATTAAGACCAGACCAACTGGAAATAGGAAAAGTATACAGAATAGAACAATATGGCAGACCAAGACCTGGTCTACCACATCGGCTTATAGACCAGAGTTTAGGTAGGTTTAATAAAATTTGGGGGAGTGGTTGGGGGTTTGGTCTTTCTTTTATGGAGTTTACAATAGTAGCTCCTGGCACCGATACTTTTAGGCCAGGGACGATAGATATTAAGTTCAATACTGGCCCAAGGGATAATTATTATTGGCGGTTTTTTCAAACCGCAGAAGACCGCCTCGTAACCCCGTTTAAACAACAAGCACTACAAGAAGTATTCAATAAGCGGATAGACCCCGCAACAGCATGGGGTCTTTCGGATGGATGGTTTGCGCGCAATCCTAAGAAATCAGGTGGAAGAAAATACAAAACCCGTCAAACCAAACTACGCAGAAAAAATAGAACTAGAAAGAATCGTAGAAGAACGCATCGTAGATGATTAACACATTTCCAACTCCTTTGAGGGTTGAGGTTTATTTTTGAATGCCTCTTTTCTTTTTGCAACAATAGCCTCAATCGTAATCAACATCTTGTATTGCTCAGTATAAAAATCGCCGCTATACACACCTCCGCCATCAATCAAGTCTTGGTTGGCAAATAACGTATTCACAACAATATCATCAGTTTCAAACAAGATCTCTACCTCACCCTTTCGTTCCTGATTCTTAACTACCACAAAAAAGATTCCAACTGCATTGTCGGTTCTTGTTTTTAAATAATCCGAAAAGGCGTTAAAATATGTAAGCAGGCCTCCGCGCCCCACCTTTAATTCATATTCGTCCATCCCCATAATAGGATGCACGTATAAATAAAACTTTTGTTGGGGCAATGCAAGTATCTTTTTGAATCGTTCAACACATCGTTGAAAATATTGATAATCCTTTTCCTTTCGGATGTCATGATGAGTCATGGCGAGTTTCATTCCATACGTTCCAATTGTATTTTCTAGTTTGTCGGGGATGTATTCGTCTTCATAGTATTTATTATAAACAATATTTTCATGGCAAACATGGGTCTTAACATCGTCGCACAAATTAAATGTTTCGCTTTGTTTATCTACATAATTCTCTACCCGCAAATACTCTACAAAGTCTGTCTCGATACAATGAACCAATACGTCCAATTTTGATACAACCCAGTCAAATGGATAGGTTTCAAACTTGTGTCTCATCTCTTTGATGAGTGAAGCAGAGGTACATCTATGCCCAACTGAAAATAAAATGGTCTTTTCTGCCAATCTGTTATCAACAAGTCCGTCGTGCAAGTCGTCCGCCATATTTATAAAATAAAATTACTTAAAATATAAGATTTTAACTAATTTACAATTACCGAAGTTACAATATCTTTTTCATCAACCTAAATCCTGCTAAAGTCCCTCCCCGATCCCAAACCCGTTATAGTTTTACCACTTTGTTTTTTTCACACTTATTTTCGGTCCAGCACCCTTTTTCTTACTATTGCCAGGGTCATACTTTTCCTCTTCATCGTCAGAGTGCATATCCTTTGAAAGTTCCCAAAACTCTTTGGATCCCAGCTTAAAATCATTGTGCGAATCTGCCTTGTACCAAAAAACCTGCTCTTGTAGTTTATTTGATTTTGCATTGTTGTTAATGACCAAACACTCGTAATTTTCAGTGCACTGGTCCATTACCTGACAAAACGATTCAAATGTGGGAAACATACCCGCATAGTTTTCGAAAATACGTTTGCGGTTTGCAATATATGGCTCACGCAAAATAAACACATAATCAATATTTGTGCGAAGAGCGGGCGGAATACCCAACGGATATTGCATGGTAATTATTAACATGACTTTCCAATGACGCCCATTCATAAACAACAAGCGCATCATCTTGTCTCGAGACCATGTATTATCATATAAACAATCATCCAAGATGACAAATGTGCGCGGGTCTATCGTGCTACGCTTAAATGTTTCAACCTCCTTTTTGATTTGTTTCAGAACAGACCGCTGACGCTTTAGGATATTCTCAATGATTGCAGTGTTGTATTCATTATGAATAAAAAGTTTTGGTACCAGTTTACCATAAAACCCGTTGCCTTCTTCTGTCCCTGAAATCACTGTGCCGATGGGTATGTCTTGGTGATAATATAGCAAGTCGCGAACTAAGAAACTCTTACCCGTGTCACGACGACCGATAAGCACCACAACGGGCCCTTTGCTTTCATTTGGTTTAAAA